GGAGAAGAGGAAGGAAGAAGATCTTTTAACAGCAGAACGTCTTTGACCTTCTGTCATGGATCTTGCTTTTGCAAGAGGGACACATTTTGGATATTTACGTTTTGCATCTTTCTTTTGTTTTGATCTTCCACACTTTGAGAAAGAACCATCTTTCTTTTTACTTCCTATGTCCACCCACTTCTGGGCAAACCATTTGTCTAAACCATTCTTAGACATTACGAATTCTTTCCGATAGCGTCTCTGTTCATCCCTCTAAGACAAACACCACCACCTCTTTTTAAGCCTTGTCTTTTTAATTTTGCAGTTGCTTCCATTAATCCACCTTCAGCTTTGCTGCCTCTAAAATCTTTTCTCTTTACACCAGATGGATCTTTAATTTTACCTGCACAAATTTTACTAGCGTATGCGTTCGCGTATGCTGACGGATATACCTTAAATTTTCTTTTTGCTGCGGCTTTACCTCTTGGACATAGTTTAGTCATTATTTCCTCGCTGTTTGTTTTGCTCGTTTAAAGTCAGATGCTTTTGGTGCACCTTTAGCACCTTTCTTTCGCATCTTACCACCACGTTTTCTTTTAGCATGTATGTTTGCATATAAACCTGGTCTAGACATTAAATTACCTTTTTCTTTTTCTTCTTGTTAGCTGCTGCTATAAATTTTGCTTTTGGATCTGCTTTTGTTATATCAGGATTTTTATCTAATCCATAAATAACACTTTGCATTCCTAAACTTTTTTTATTACCAAAAGTTTCTTTTATTTTTTGCACGTTTGATTTTTTCTTAGTTCCAAGTTTTAAACCTACTCTGCCACCTTTAGCTTTTTTGTCTACAATTCTTGATACCTTATCGGTAAATTTAGATAATGGATTTTTTGATTTAATTGCTATTTTAGCCTCATCACGAACACCAGCTAGTTGCTTATCCCTTGCTTTGATCATGTCATCTTTAATCGTTTTTTTCTTTGCTAAATTTTTTGCAATGTTAACGGATGAGATAGCTCCTGTCCCAGTTGTTTTTTGTGTTTTACCAAAAACTTTTTGAGCGCCTTTTATTAGCATTGATAATGGGTTTGGTTTATTACCTACAAAGTTTGACATTATTTTTTGCCTCCGTTTCTAAAAATTTGTGTACCCTTTATACCATAAATCGACGCCACGACAAGGATCCACAGGTTTGTGAACCATGACGGGAGCTGCGAGAACATCTCGAAGAACAATTTTACCTTGTCCATCGCACTTGGATCGTCCGATATGACTGCCCAAGCGAGCACCACCACGGGCAAACTAAGAATGATGAGGACTGCCTCGTCTTTCCAGTCTGATTGACGAGCTTCTAGCAATTTGCCCTGGTATTGCTCTTCACCTTTGGCCATACGTTCAGCGTGCATTAGTTGTGCATCTGACATTGCCATTTTCGTTCTCTGCTTGTTAGCGTAAATCTTACTTCCTGCAGAGACGGCTAATTTTATTGCCGATAACCACATACTAGTACGCTTTAGAGTTTCTTTTTTTCTCTGCTAACATTCTTTTCTGACCGCCAACTGGCATTTCAGGTTTTCCTGTAGCAATATAATTAAAAGCACCATCAGCAGTAGTTTTAGATCTAGGATCTACCTCTATACTTTGCTCAGGAACCTTAACTATTTTTTGTTTTTTATAGTTCATCATAGTTATTTACCTTTTTTGACTCCCTTTATAACACCTTTGTTCTTAGATGCATAGAATATCTTTTCACCCTTCTTTTTTCCGTATTGTTTTTTCATAGATTTCATAATTTTTTTACCTTTTTTGTTTAATGGCATTAATTATCCTCCGTAACTATCGCCGCTTGCTGTACTCCAGTCTTTGCAAGGCTAACTCCAGCTCTTAATTTAGCTAAATCTTCGTTTTGTTCCATTTTATCCTCTGCAATTTCACCTTGTTGCATTAATCTTGCTCTTGCAAGGTCTATTTGAGCTTCATCGTTGTCTTTTTTACGCTCATTTTCCATTGCACGAAGGTCAACTTCACGTGATTTTAGTTTTAGAAGAGGATCATTGTCAAATTGTGATGTAATTTTCTTTTCTTCCTTCATATATTCTTCTGTCATCTCTGCAATCAACACAGATTTTCTTGCTTCAATCTGATTTGTCAACGCTTGTAGCTGTGCTTGTACTTGTGGATTCATCGCAGCCTGTTGTTGCATCTGCATCATCTGTTGCATTTGTTCTCTGAACTCTAATTGCACCTGTTCTTGAGCCATAATTGATATGTGTTCAAGTATATTTTTTTGTATTGCTGCCATAACTGCAGGGTTATTTCTAACAATGTTAGTTGACATAAAATTTAAGTGAGCTGTGATGTGTGCTCTGTGGTCTTGACCAGGAAAAGCTTGAAAAGGTTTACCTGCTAATGCATTTATGTGTTCCATACTTGGGTCCATCGGTGCAGTCGGCGCTGGTGGTGGTAAAACTGCATCAACATTTTTAACACCAATCGCTTCGTACATGTTTCTGTATATTTGATACATGTTGTGTAGTTGTGGATTTGATGTTGCTATTTGTAATTGTGTTTGTGCAAGTGTAATTCTTTGTGACATCGAAAATATATTTGGATCTGCAACTGGTATAACATCTATTCTGTCGTCAAAGTCAGCTTGTTTTACGTTTCTTGCACCACCGACAACATCGTATGGATATTCTGGTGGTAAATATTGTGACACGACTTTTGATAATAATTTAAATTCATCTTTCATTGCTGCATAACATCTTTTGTGTATTGCGCTCATGACTCTTGAACCACGCTCTAATAATGCAATTGTAGTTCCTACAGCTGCTGCTTGGTTACCGTCTCCTACTTGCATATCAGCTATTGCTGCAAATCTTTGTCCAGCTTGTACAACAATGCCTAATAAATTTAATAATGTTTGAGATGGTTCTTTGTATGGTAGTGGAAAAAATGCATCACGTAGATTACCACCTGGTGCATCTACATCTTTAAATTCACCTGGTTGTATTGGAGCTGCTTCGTCTCTAACTCTAACACCTCTTTGTTTAAATCCTGCTGGTAAGTTTGATAATGTACCTGCGTCTAATAATTGACGGAGAGCCGCCGTTGCCGTACGACTCAATCCGCCAATCATATGAATGAGTCCAAAGCCATAAAATCCAAGTCCTGGCAGAAATTTAAAATGGACAAAATATTGGATCTTATTTTTCTTTAGATCATTGGGCGCATAGTTTCTCCGTATGGAGAGAACTAATCGGCTGCCTTCTTCTACAGTTACGATGTAGGGCAATTTTATTCCTGTTGGTTCATTACTAGCATCAACCTCTTCAAAACCTTCTAGGTCTAAATTAACATGACACTCTAACAAAGTGTACATGGTTTCTTGCTTACCAACTTTTTTAGTTCCGTCTAATTCTTTTTCTTTTTTCTCAACAGAGTTTTGTTCTACATTTCCTGGAGGTGCTAAATCTACGTCTCTATAAAAACCATTTACCTGTTGTTTACGTAATTCATTTTCTGATATTTTAATTACGTGTATTATTGATTCCGCGTCATCCAAACTTGTTGCTGTATATGGCACCACTAATTCATCTGCTGGTACAAATTTTGATACGACTCTACCCATTGGCACATCGTAATAAACTTTTTTAAATGTAGAACCTGCGAGTGGTAAATGAAATAACATAGAATCAAACTCCGCTTCGTACTCTTGCATCTCATCCATAATTAAATAATTCATGTAATCTTTTACACGCGTTGCCTGTTGTTCTGTTTGTGGGTTTTTAACACCTATAACTTGCGTTCTTACGGGCCCACCTGCTGGTAATAATTCTTTATACGCTTGTGCTTGAAATTGTGTAACAGCCTCTGCTAACACTGGGTGTGTTGCACCTGATGCACCTTGAAAAGGTTCTGTTCTGTTTTCATATTTAAATCCTAAAAGATCTAAACCTGTTTTGTAAGATTCTTCCCAATCTTTTCTTGATGCTTTATAGTCCATATAATTTTGAACCATATCACTACCAATAGGTTCTAATACATCATCAGGTAAAAGTTCTGCTAAGTTATCGAAATGATTTTCAGTTCCAGGTATGTTTACTGCACCTGGTTCATAGTCTAGTGTTACACCACCGTCTTCTTCTGGTATAACTTCTATTGGTCCTTTTGGATCTTGTTCTGCTTGTTCCTGAACAGCTACTTCTTGTAATTCCGCATCTGACGGAATCTCTTCTTTGTTTCTAGTGTTCGGGAGTCCTTTGTCTATTTCTGCCATTTAATACTCCTACGCTTTCTTAGCACGTTTTAATAGACCTGACAAGCCTTGTGAGTCAGGGTTTAATGTTTCTGTTTGTGGGCCTTCGTCTATACCAGCTAATTT